CATTTTGTTTTATTTTAGGTTACTTGTTAGAATATAGCCGGCCATATTTATTGACCGGCATATATATATTTATTATTACACGTTATATAAACTTTTTCTCTATAGATTTAAAAATTTCTAATCCTTCATCAGTTTTAAAGAAAGCAGCCATAGCTGAGTATGGGTGTTCGTCAAAAGGAACAGTCATAAGTTTTTTACCATTAGAAGCCCAAACAAAAGTTCTTTGATCTGCTGATAGCTTTATTATACCTGCTTCAGTTGCTTTAATAGCAAAGTTTCTTAATTGTACATTTTCATCATTAGCTAGATCAATAAATAAATCTGGATTATTCTTAGCGAACATAAGAAGATCTCTTTTTATTTCTCTACTAGTCATCTTAGATACTTCAGAACCTACTTCTACTCTTAATATGGCCTCTGCTTGATCAATATCCATGGATTTAGCAGCATTTAAAGCTTCAATTTCCATTTCTAAATAAATTAGATCGTCAGTCGCTTTTTCCACCTTACTAAATTCATAGTACTTAGCGTTTAGAGACGGGTGATAAATAGATAGTAATTTCTGTAAATTTTGTTTTTGTTTAGGTACAAATAAAGTACCGTTCTTAAATATCACATGACCAAGTGTTGCTTCACCTTTTTGTTCTTCTACAAGTGGTGAATTTTGATTGGTTGCGTATCTTAATTCTTTTTGCTCCCCAGTTTTTTCATCGAACCATAACAAAGGAAATCTACCAGAATGTCTAGACGGTAGAGTAGCTGTTAATGGAGTATATGAACCTTTTAATATATAAGTTCTATCTTTAATCTCCCATTTTGGTTCAGCGGGTGCTTGTTTTGTTTTTATAGGCTGAGGTGCAACCTCTGCTTTTACTACTGCTTTTTTAGCTTGATTTGCCATAATATAATAAAATAAAAATGTTAATAAGGGTAATAATTACCCCCGTTAATAGAACGAGGGTAAAAATTACAGTAATTTACTCTTGTATTAGTCAGTGAACAACACGAAGTTGTTTGCCGCTTGTACACATAAACATCTTTCAGATAAGAAGTGTACTTCCATTGCGTCAAGATCAGAAGTGTAAGCTCCACCAACAGATCCAGTTAACCAAGACTTCATACGTCTGTCATCGCTTTGAGATGCTCTATAACGTACGTGCAAGAATGGACGTCTGATGTTAGTTCCTAAAATTTGATCATAAACTGTAGAAGTTCCAGCTGGTACTAAGATACCTTCGATACCTGAATCAGCAACAGCTCCTCTTGTAGATGCATCGTTTAAGTATTTCCAGTCAGTCTTATAGAAGTCATAAGAACCTCTTCTGAATCCTGAGAAACCTAAGTTTAATGCCATATCCTCTGAATTTTCAAATAATCCATAAGCAACACCACCATTTGGTCCAGCAGATACTCCACCTAACATGTTGTCAATAGTTAAAGAAAGTTGACGGTTAACGAATAACATATTTTCTTCGATAGCTCCTTGAGTATCTAAGTTTTTAAGAATTTCGTCAAAGTCGGTTAAGTCTCCAGCAGCAGGTGCAAATCCAGAATAGATATTACCTCTTGATTTCACAGCAGCGAATAAACCTTCAGTTCCTTTATACTTAACATCTCCAGCGATAGCAGCAACACCAGATCCAGCAGCAGCTTTAGTTCCTTCAACTACAGACATTTCTAAATAATCTTCAAAACGTAATCTAGTTTCAGACTCAGCTTTTAAATACCATAAATATCCTCCAGTTCCATCTTCAGTAGCAACTTCAACCCATCCAATCTGAGCAGCGTCAGATCCAGAGATAGCATATTTGTCTTTAATGATGATAGGTGAGTTAGAGAACTGAGTGAAAGAAGGAGTAATTGACTTTATGTCAGAGTCTCCAGTTCCTTTTTGAAACTCAGAACCGTATACAAAAATCTTCAAGTCTGTATCTAATACGTTGAAAGTATCATCAAGATCAGCTCCAGTATAAGTAGCAACTGTAAGAGTAGCTAAAGTACCAGCTCCGTTGTTAACGCTATCTGTTACTAATGCAGTTACTTCTAGTCCGTTTGCAGGATCTAAAACTACGATAGTATCATTTTTAGAGATAACATTGTTTACTTGAGATGTTCCACCAGTTACAAATGTTAAAGTAGTAGCTGTAGCGACAGTTACATCATTATAAGCAATATGTAATCTGTTTTGCTCAGACCATACTACTTGATCAGAAGTCATAGGCATTTCAGCACCTACCATACGTAAGAATCCAGATAATGTTCTGTTTCCGTAACGCTCTACTTCTTGTTCATAAATTTCAGGTAGATATTGTTGTGCAAAATCGTTTCCTGATCCATCTGTAAAACTTAAATAGTTATCAGATAGTAATTGTTGTTTTTGACTCGGTTTAATTGAACCGAATGCGTTGTTTAATGCCATTTTTAAATGATTTTAAATGTTAAATTTTTATTTTTTTTATTTTTAATCTCGACGAACTTAAAGCACCTTCATTTAACACCTTTACTTTGATACCATCTTTAAAACCTGTTTGAGGCGATTGCCTTAAGGCTTGACTTGGATTTTTTGAGCTGTCTATAACTTCTTTGACAGCATCAGCTTTTCCTTGTTCATAAAAATGATTAGCAATAGTATCGACATTAGCAGCGGCGTACATTGCCTTGTGATAACCCGCTGGGTCTTTAACACTACCATCTTTGTTAAGGAACTTCCCTACGATGTTACTAATGTTTGACTGGGTTTCTGCAACTTTACTAGGATCCTTTACACCATACCTGAATTTCTTTTCTCCTAAATTGAAATCAAAACCTTTGAAATCTTGTGAGAATAGTTTTTTAGTTTGGTCTTTGAATAACTCATGTTGTTGCTCGGCTTTGCCTTGCTCTTCGTTATATCTATTGAAAAAGTCCACAGCTTTTTTTTGTTCTTGAGTTACGCCCGGTCTCAACTTGATCTCGTCGTAGTATTTACTCTTTGTTTCCTCCAAAAAGCTTTTGGCTTTTGCAACTTCTTCTTTAAATGCAAGTTTCTTCTTGCGTATATCTCTTTCTTCGTCTAGATCCTCATCATATGAAAAATCTTCAAGTAAGAGACTTAAGTCCTCATTATCTAAATAAGGCTTTGTTTTCTTATAATACTCTTCAAGTAATGTATTGTTGTCAATACTAGAATAATCAGCGTTTAAACGTACGTAATCATCAATAGTACCACCGGTTTCTTCCATGAATGAAACTAGCTTTTCAACGTTTTCTGGTAAATTAATTCCAGCGCTCTCCTCTATGATAGCTTGTTCTAATTGTTCCTCTAAAACCTCTGCTTCGTTTTGAGAATCTTCTTCAGTTACCTCTTGTATGATAGGTGTATCATCTTGAGAAACTTCTTTGTTCTCTACAATCTCTTCGTTGGCAATGTTTTCAACAGCTTCATCCGCTTGAGTTTCTTTAGTGTTAATAACCACTTTAGTAACATCTTGCTCTTCACTGCTTTTAGATAAATCTACTTTTATAGGTCCATCTTGTTGTTTACCTAGGTTTTTAGGTTTAGTCTTTTTACCTTTTAGAGAAAATTCTCCCTCTTGTTTTTCTTGTGACATAATATAATATAATTAAATAGTTAATGTTTGCTTTTTTGTAAAGCTAAACTACTGCATACCAAATCCACTTAAGTCATCAAAAGCAGATGATTCAAAGTCTTTAGGTAGCTCATCATTTTGTCTTTGAGCTATCATTTTTGATTGTTGTGTAGCTTGTATTCTTGTTCTTTCGTCTTTACGATCTTCTATTTCAACTTCTCTACCTTTTTCAGCATCAGCTTTTATTTTTGCTAATTGAAATTGATAGTTAAACTCTTCAGCCATTAATTGCTTCTTTATTTGAGCTTCAGTTTGCATTCTCTGTATTTCAAATTGAGATTTAGCTTGCTCTATGTTTACTTTTTCTTGAGTAAGAGCTTGTTGCTTCTGAACTTCTGCCATAGCAGCTTTCTCAGCAGACTGTGCATTTGCTTGCGCTTGTGCTTGTATATTAGCTTGTTGATCAGCCATTTTTTGTTGATGACGTTTCTTTTTCTTAAGCTTTAATAGTTGATTAGCCATTTTTAAGTTTCTAATCTGTCTTATATCTATTACGTCATCAAGATCTATACTCCCAGTTTGCAATGCTACTTGTAAGTTTTGCTCTAGTTTAGCTTTTTCTTCTTCATCAGGCTCTAATTCTAAATATATACCAAAATCGTGTAGATTTAAGTTTTCAATTTCACTAAGTGTTTGAAAGTTATAGTTAGATATACTTTGTTTTAGCGAGTTAGCCGTTAGCGGGTATGATAAAGAATCTGCTATTTTTAAAGAAATATTTTCGCATACTCTTAAAGTTAAAAACAACTGAGCTTGCATTAAGTGCCTTGTTGCTGTGTTAGACGCGTTGACTGCCATTTTTTGTAAACCTAACAAAGAGTCTTTATCTGGTGTAGAACCATCTCTCGCTTCATTCAAACCAGTTACATCTCTTATCATCTGTAAGTAGTACTGGTAAGTACCTATTAAACTTTGTATTTTAGCTTGACCCGATGATGACGATAGTTCTTGAATAGGAACTTTACCTGCATTCATACCTCCGTCTTGCGTGAGTGATCTACCTACAACACTACCAGTTTGAAAATACATATTAAGAGCTTCTGCAGGATTGTAGCTTGTACCATTACCTAAATCAACTTCAGCTAAACCATCCATATCTAAGAACACACCGTCTGGTACTATTCTAGACATTACTTGCTGTAGCTTTAAATGAGTTAACTGAATCATATCAGCAAAACCAGTTATTCTACTTACTATAGACTCTATTCTACCTTTGTAAATTCTAGGCGCACATATACAGTAATTCATTTCTACTTTTGTTGTATCAGCAAAAGGTCTAGACATATTCTCAGCAAGTTTCCACTCAAGCATATGATTGTTACCTAAAACCTTAGCTCCAGTGTATAAGACCTCTATACTTCTGCTTACTCTTTCAAAGTTGTCATTAGAAGGTGGATCAAAGCTATCTGTTTTTTCTATAGCTTTTTCTAATCCGTTATCTGTTGTTTTTATTTTAAACACCTGGTTCATATAAGTCTTGTATTCGAAATACATAACTTGAACAGTATTTGAATCATAATTACCCCAACCTGTTATATACTGAGAATTACCTGGCATTTTTTGTATAGCCTCTAATTCGTCTTCAGATATATCTGGAAATTGTTTTTTTAATTCAGATATGGTTATAGACTTTACTTCCCCAACATAATATATGTCATCAAAGTTAGGATCTTCAGTATATGAGTAAACCATATAAGCTGGATCAACGTAATCAATAGTTACTCCGTTTGATGGGTTGAAACCTGTTTTTACCGCAGCAATACCTAGTACTGTTAAATCGTGATTTAACCTACGTCTAATTAAGTTATACTTATTTCTTGCTAAAGTATTATTTATTACTTCTTCTTCAGCTACCTCAACACCTTGCTTATAAGATAGTTGCATGTGTAATTCTAACTCTTCAAGAGTAGATGGTAACTCTTCTTGTTTTAAGTTTGATCTTGAAAAATCTTTTCCAGTATTTTCTTTTGCCTGTTGAATTAAATCTTGAGCAACCATATCTGCCGCTATTTCATTAGCGTGATCAGTTCTTTTCTTTTGACTTTCAGGGTCTTGCGCGTAAGCAATTATGTCGTATTCCTTATTAGACATACCATTAACAACAATGTCTACAAACTTTGGTATAACTGGTACTGGTTTCCAGTCTAAATTTAAATAAGATAAATCACCGTTTATAGATAACTCATCTTTATATTTAGCTATAGATTGTTCACCTCTAGCATACAACCTAAGTTGGTGGTAGTTACTATAACTTTGAGCGTATCTGTTACCAGAACGACCTTCTTGAAACCACTCTCCTTCAATAGCTCTAGCTACTTGAATACCATAATCTAAGCTTGCTTTAACTTCGTCGCTAACTACTTGGCTAGGAAAAGAGCTATTACCATTGGTGTATACTTTCATTTATCTTATAATTTTTGACGATGTTCCTTTGTTGTTATATCTCTTTATACCTAAGTCTATTTTTTTACGTTCTCTTTTAGCTACAGGTGTATACTTGTTTTTATTACAAGCCATTATAGCTAATCCTGAACTTATAGATGCATCGTGTTTTGTTCTGTTGTTTATATTAAATTTAGCCCAGTCTTCTAGTGTTCTTTGAAAATACATACTTCCAAAACCGTTAGGTGTATTACCCACATTTTCCTCTATGTATGTTTCTATAGCTGCTGCATGAGCTTGTTTCATATCTTCACTAGAGTTAGGCACTCCACCTATCTCTCTTTCCGTTACAGATAATTTATTATATATCTTGTCTGGTCTGTTCATTGAAAAACCTCTATAACCTCTTCTTTTAAAATGGTACAATAATCTAGGCTTATTGTTCTCTGCTAATATTGGCATACCATAGAATACACAAGCCATTAATACATCTTCAAAAAATATTTCAGCAGTTTGAGGTCTAGCTATATATTCTAAAAAGAATATGTTTGGTGGTACATTTTCCATAGAGAATTTTGTTAAACCATGTAAAGATCCATTAGAGCCTCTTTTGTCAACAGTACCTGATATGTCATAACTATCACAACCAAAAGCTCCGCAGTGTTCGTTACCAGGGTATTTAATACCATTTTTTATTACTATTCTATTTTGTAGTTCAGCTTGTGGAACCCAAGATATTCTAAATCTTCCATCTTTGTTTGGGTAAAACAACACTCTACTATCTTTCACGCCATTTTCCCACATAAAACTACCTGTTGTAATGGTAGAAGTATTTTGTAAGTCAGCATTGTAATCTATTTGTTCGTATATTTTAGTCAGATTAAACAAAGACTCTTTAGCCTCATCTCTGAAAGCATGTTCTTCTGTGCGTGGAAACTGTCTATAATATTCATTTAACCCGTCTTGATCATCTTTCAATCCATCAACCTCATTTTGCCAATGTTCTATTACTCCTTGGTTTATAGTATCACCTAAAGGATCTAAAACTTCCTCATTTGGCGTATCGAATACAGGTAATCCATAAGAATCAATGAATCCTTCGTAGTTCCACTCCATAGGAATAAACAAACTATATAGTCCCGAGCTAGTCTGACCGTTGCGGTTTCTTTTTGTTGCGTCGGAATCATAGTATAATTTTTTAAAATTCTCACCACCTTTATCTAAAGCGTTTGATGTTGATCCCATCATACACTTACCTATTACTCTAGAACCTAATCTCAAACAGGTTTTTGTAACTCTCCAGTTATTTAATATGTTTGTAGGTCTTTCCCATTTACCGCTTTCATCGTGGACTAATAGTTTTAATTTTTCACCATCGTACGAGTTGTCCCCGGTGTTCTTCCAGTCGATCGTTGTGTCGAGACCGGTGATCTCTTGTAGCTTCTCGTTTGTATCAAGCTTCTTTCTCGTGAATTTTGACGCGGGTACTCTGTACGCGAGTTCTGTCTTCGGCCTGTCCATACCGTCCTGGATTGGTTTGAAGAAGAAAGGGTAATTAACTGAGATGGGTACGACCTTATCAGTAAACATCTTTTTGGCGTCTGGCCCGGATTTTGATAAAATGCCAAATCTTGAATCTGTGGATATTGTTGCCTGGTTAACAGTCTCGCCTGATGCCATGAAAGAGAAACCTGACCGTCGGTTTTTAAGATAACACATTCCGTAGCACCGTACATCTGCTTTACAAGCTTCCCAGAATATAAAGAATAATCTGTTTGATTGCCTAAAATCTGGCTGCCCAACATCAATCTTGGACCACTGCAAGTACATGTAATGAGTACCAGTAATGTAGCAAGGAGCATCTTTGTTATAAAACCAAAAACCTTCTTCGCGCCTTTTAAATTCCTTATCAATATAGTCATACCATTTTTCTTTAAATTGTAAAGGATGCTCGTCCCAATCAAATACTGATTTTATCTTTGAAAGCTCTTTAGGGTATTCAGTATGTTTCCATCTATTTCCTTCGAACGTCATAACATCATCTTCTTTTGGTAAAGCAATTTTAATGTTTTGTATTTCGTATATGTCACCTATTTTACCAGTTTTACTGATAACGATTATATCAAACTCTTTATTATAGCCGTACTCCCACTTGTTATATCTATTTTTTTTATTTATAACTTTAGGCTTAATATAATCGGGTAGTATTTTATATAGTGATTGCTCGTACATTACTTAGATCTTCCTTCTGCAAAACCTCTGAAACTTTTTTCTTTCTTTTCTACAGGTTTTTCGTTAAGTATGTTTTCTTCGTCCTCAATACGTTTTAGAATCTCAAAAGCATCAAAAATAGCTAACTTTTTCGTAGCAGCAGCATTTTTAAGGCGGTCAGCAGATATATCATCATCAGAATCAACAATAGCTTCTTTAGCTACTTTTATTAATTCCTCAACTGCTTTTTGCCCAGCTAGGATTATATTCTTCTTCGTCTCCTTTATATTCATATTTAATTACAATATCATTTGATTTCATACAGTATAAACGTTCTCCGTCAATTATAAATTCAAACTCACCATATGGAGTATAACCTATTAGGTCACCAGGAACGATTTTAACAGCTTCTAAGGAACTATTACCATATTTTAGTATTCCTATAAGCTTTCTCTCTTTATCCAGCGTTAGATCGTTGTTATCTAACAATGGTTTTACGAAACATCTATCTTGAAAAGATTTCCAAGTATTACCATTATTATATAGGTATATTTGATCAGGTGAGCAAAAGTACAGATCGTCTACAAACTTAGATCTACTGTCTTTTCTTTTACCTCTAATATCAAAAAAGCTTCTAAAAACGTTATGATGTATAATAACTATATCACCTTCTTTAATTAACGTAGAATATGCTGATGGAGTAGAAACTACCACAGCTCTATTGCTAACAGCTTTAAAATCTTCAGTGTTACTATTAGTTATAAGGCTTTTGTCACCTATTTTAATTTCGTTGTCGTATCTTTTATTTGTTGGTCTTACAATAAAGTCAAATAAACTCTTCATTAGTATTCTAGATCATATTCAACAGATATAGCCATGTTAGAATTAAACTTCTTCCATGGCATTACTTCGTCTTTCTTTTTGATATAGATGCTGTAAGAGTTATCGTCTTCAGAGTACAATATAGCTGATATAGTGTGACCTCCATAAACTTGTTGACCTACAGCATAATGCATTGCATCATTTTTGTAATCAGAACCTATACTTATTTTTCTAACTACAGAGCTCATTAGTTGATTGATTTAACAACTGATAATTCAGTATCATCTTTTTCTTCAATAGAAGTATAACTACCATCTGTAATATCAATATTGATAGCCCCGTACTCATCTTCAAGCTCTTTTTTAGTAATATTTATTTCTTGTGAAATAGAAGCTTGAGCGTGTAAAGCTTCATGCTTGCGTGCTTCTAAAGCACCTATATCCGTAAATATAGCTTGAAGTCTACTTTGTTGACTTTGAATTTTCTCTAATTGTTCTTTTTTGATTTTTGACATTTTGATTTGATTTAATTAGTTTTATTTTTACTTAATTTTATTATCACTTGATTTTTTATTTTTTTCCCAAGTACGACCAACAAAGTAAGCTCCGTATACTGTTATAAGTAAAGACTGAAATATTGGCGTATAAGATTCATCTACTTTAAAGCTACCTATATTACCATCTGCAAAAGATAAAACACTAAATATAAATGTTAAATATATTAAAACCATAGGTCTTATATTCTTAGATAACCAGCTATCACTTTGCATATCAGCTTTCCAACGGTCAGTAACTTGAGCCTGAGCTTCACTATCAGCTTTTTCTAATATTTCTTGTATTAATCTTTGAGCCTCTAGTTTCTCTTCTTTAGTTGTAGTAAGTTTATCAATAACGTTACCAACCTCTTTTATTACTCCTCCGGTAAGCCATTGAAATAATTTTTTCATTTAATTGACTCGTTTATAGCTTGAGCGAGAGTTCTTTTATCTTTTTTAACTTTTTTTCCAGCAGAATAAGAAACTGAACCACCGCTTTTATCTGTTAAAGTGTATTCGTTATATTTACCTTTTTTAGGTGTAACTTTATACTTACCTTCAAACCTTTTTTGGATTTCCTGTAATCCAGGTACCTCACCTACTTCAGCTTTTGCTGTTTCTGATGGCTTACTAGGTCCATCATGTTCTTCGTTATGAAGATGTAAAGGTCCAGTTTTGTAGAATGGTGGCTTTGTAGAGTTTTTTAATTTTGCCATTTTTTTAATTTGTTTATTTATGAATTTTTATAAGCCTCGGCCTCCCAAGGTAAGTTTTTAGCTCCTTCTTTCATTTGAGCTCTTGAATATTTTTTACCTTTCCAGTATACATTATCATCGTCGTAATCTAAATCACCACGTTTTATTTGATCAATATGAATCATCTCGTGGTCAATTACTTTCTTACATTGACTCGGGTTTAAATACTTGTTTATAAGTATTGTGCCATTATTGTTAGCCATACCTAAAACACCTTCCTCCATATCAACTTGATATATAGGAGTATTGTCTACTTCATACGGTGGTTTAAGTTTAAACGCCATACTAGTACTTGCAGCTTTTCTTTTTAGCAGGAGTGTCTGGTTTTGCTTTTTGAAAACCTGATTGACAATGTTTAGACATAAAAGATCCCTGCATCTTAGCTGGTGAATCTCCGTAAGCCATTTTAGCTGCAGAATCAGTATCGTGTCTAGCGTTTTCTAAATAATGTAATCTAGCACTAGCGCTTAAATTCTTATTATAAGCTTCTTTTTGATCGTATTTTTTACCTTTATCCATAGTGTTTGTTTTTACCATTTAACTTTATCAGCCCACCAAGCAGCAGACATTTTACCTTTCTTTATATTTTTAGCATGTCTAGCTTTGAAACTAGCACGTCTAGCTTTTTGCTTAGCTGACTCACCTTTTTTAGGTTTACCAGCAGTGCTAACTCCTTGTTGTCCAAATCTAATTATTTTTTCTTTACCTCCTGAACAAGCTTTTACCACGTGAGACTTAGTAGGGTGACTTGGAGTCTTTTTAGGCTTGTTACAAGCCATTTTAGATTTTTCTAACTTTGCCATTTTATTTCTTATTTAAGTTATACCATTTTTGAATAGTATAACCAATAGACACTGCTAATAGAGTTAGTTTGAGTATTACGTCTACATTAGACATAGACACCATTAAAGCACTAGCGTTTATCATATATAGTTTTATGTCTCCTAGCGATCCCATTTTATCCTTTAGCTCTTTGAGTGATTGGTCCTTTTAACGAATCACAACCGCAATCAGCTAATTTTAACTTCATACCTTTAGCGCCGCTACTAGATCCTTTACCATGTGGTCTACCTACTTGACTTAATGGTCCATCCCATATAGTGTTTTCACCAACAACGCCTCCCGCGTTAACATTAGCTTTTATTACTTTTTCTGCCATAATTATTTATTTTTTATAATTTCTTTTGCTTTATCGTAATCACCTTCAGATTGATCCATAGCTGAGCCAAATGCATTTCCTTGAAGAGCTGATGGATCTTTAATATATTGTGTAGCTTGAATATCTCCAGCTTGATTTTGTAATGATCTTTGTCTTTGACCAACATCTCCAAACATTGTGTTTCCAGCATTAGTTACAGACTCATTAAAAAGCGGATTAGCATTACCTCTTTCGTTACCTGGTATAGGAGTTTCATATGTCATTTGCACTGGTGTTATTTCAAACTTTTGTCCTCCAAAAGGATTTGAGCTACCAGCCGGTCCTCCAGTTCCAGGAGCTAAAGGATTACTTACACCCATAGCTGCTCCTTCGTTTACAGCTGCTTGAGCTGCTTGAGCCGCTTGGCTTACTTGCCCAATAGCACCACCAACTCCTCCTGTGCTTGGCGCGGCACCCATTCCTTGAGCTGCTTGAGCCGCTTTAGCCGCTTCAAAAAGACTACCCGGTCCTCCTGCAATAAAACTATTACTCATTTGTTGTTGATTTAGTCCAGCAGCTTGCATACCAGCACTCATCACTGATTGCCCGCTTCCTGATCTACTAATAGCGCCTAGAGCCGCCATTCCAGCTGACAGAAACTTGTTTGGTGATTTTTTTTTATTATACATAGTTATCTTTGTTTATCGTTATTAACGTTATATATGGCTGTAGTTAAAACTTTATCCGTGTAACTATTACCTTTCATTATTTTATTTCTTCTAGAACTAGTTGGTATGTCATCTTCACCTAGCATTATTCTATATATTCTATTTATGAGTTGCTTACATTGAAAAGAAACTTGATATATATTATATAACTGTGTGGTTCTATTTCTAGGTCTCCATACCTTTATCCAACCAGCTTTTAAAAGCTTATTCCAACGTCGATTATCCCAACTATATGAATAAGAACCTGTTTTAAAATCTTGTTTAGAGAAATGCTCCATACAGTCAAGATATATTAGAAGCTCTAAATCAGCATCATTAAGATTGTTGTTTTTACAGGCCCATTTACGTATTATACGATAATGTTTTAACAAGTTCATGTCTTTAACATCTCTTGCTTCTAGTCTTTTCATAAAACAACAACTATATCTTCTAGTTTGATAACGTGATAAAAATCCTTATCTATTTCTATTTTGTGACCGGCGTGTCTATCAAAGAAAATAATATCATTTTCACTTACACCAACTACATCACTTCCAATAGAAACTATACTAGCTTCTATATATCTAACATCTTCTCTATGAGACTCTGCAAGAAGTAAACCACCTTTTGTTTTAGTAGTACCTTCTTTTATTTTCTTTATAATTAAATTTCTACCTATTGCTTTCATCTCCAACTCTTAAGTTATTAATTACACAATCTGTAGATAATATAGTAGTTGCTACTGAAGCCGCATTTCTTAAAGCACTTTTAGTAACCAGTAATGGATCTATAATACCAGCTCGTACCATATTTACGTCTTTACCTGTAACCACGTTTAACCCTCTATTTTTCTTTTCAGGATAAACCAATTCTAAACCAGCGTTAGAAAGAATAGTTTCGTAAGGAGCTTTTATAGCTTCTAGTAAAACCTCTTCACCTTTGTTTTTAGCTTTTACATATGTAGACGCGTTGAGCAGTGCAATACCTCCTCCTGGAATTATACCTTCTTTAATTGCGGCTTTTGTAGCGCAGATCGCGTCTTCGACTCTATCTGTCTTTTCTTTAAGTTCGATGTCTGAATTCGCTCCAACCTTAACAATTGCAACCTTAGCAGATAAGCGTGCAAGTCTAGTTTCAAGTCGTATAACGTTTGCAGGAGATTTTTCGGTTTCAAGCTGTTCTTTAATTTTGACAATAAGCTCATTTACTTCTTCAGGTGTTTCTTTTATTTGTATTATAGTGTCTTGCTCTCCAGTTACACTTCTTACGCATTCACCTAATTTATCAACTGATATTAAATCTAAATCATCTCCAAGGTCTTCATTTATAATAGTAGCTCCAGTAAGCATTGATAAATCAATTAAAGTATCTTTTTTGTTAATACCAAAAGTAGGTGCGTTAATAACGTTTACTTTAATATTACCTTTTACCTTATTCATTGCTAAAGCCGACAAAACTGGTTGGTCTATATCAGCAACTATTAATAATGATTTGTTGTTTTTGATAACATACTCTAACACTGATTGTATTTGCCTAATGCTATCGATTGGTGAATCTACTAGTAGTACTAGTGGATTTTCAAGTACAGCTTCTTTTGTTGATTTATTAGTTACGAAATTAGAGTTTGTTATTCCTTTATCGTATTGTACACCATCAACAACATCTACGTATGTTTCAGAATCACTAGTTTTCTCCATCATAACAACTCCAGTCTCTCCAACTGCTCTAAAAGCATCTCCTATGACTTTACCTAAAATAGGATCGTTGTTTGTTGAAATCGTGGCTACAGAGTCAATCATATCTCCTTTCACCTGTATAGAATTTCTTTCTAGGTATTTTACAACCTTTGCAACAGCATTATTTATACCGTTTTTTAAATCTCTATCGTTGTAATCTTTATCTAACTTATAAGCATGTTTAAGTATAGAGTGCGATAAAACAGTGGCAGTTGTTGTACCATCACCAGCTTCTTTTACTGTTTTTCTAGCAGCTTCTTTTAAAAGCGTAGCTCCCATATTTTCTACAGGATCTAATAACACTATTGAATCAGCTACTGTTACACCGTCTTTGGTTATAACTGGTTTACCACTACCATCTTCTAGTATTACACACTTACCACTAGCTCCTAATGTAGAGCTTACAGCTTTTGTTAGTTTTTCTATTCCTTTAAACACCGTGTTCTTGGCGTCTTCCCCGAAATTCAGGTTTTTGACTATTTTGTCTGACATGATTTAATTAGATTTAATTCTTAATACTATGATAGTATCATTACTCGTTTTTTTTGTTTTTTACTTTTTATGTATATTAAATAATTGTTTTACGTAGCATAATCCAACCATCTGAAGTAGCATAAAACTCAGCTGATTCATAAGCCTTATCTAGATATATTACACTGTTAGGTGCTGTAGTGTCATTTATAGTATCTCCAAACGCAGGCTTTATACCTAGTATATTAGTACTTCCAACATTTCCAAACGATGCTGATGTAACTACTGTTATAAGTTTATTTAAGTTATTAGAGGATTGAGGAAGTGTTATTGTTGCTGGGTTATTAGAACCAACAACTGTCCAACTAGCTATTACTATTCCTTTAGTAGATGCACCTAAGTTTACATTAGATCCACTTTGAAAAGTATGTGAAGTGTTTTTCATTTCTGGTGGAACTTCTGGCAACATATCAGCAAGATTACCTTTGTTAATTTTACCTGATCCATCTAAGTTTAATACTGGAAATGTGTAGGTGTTTGATAGAAAGTCATTACTTGTGTACTGATCTAATACTATCTGTCCGTCGTCTTTTACTACAAACGCATTTTCTCTAGTAATAGTAGTAGAATTTGTGTACTCTCCAACACCTACAATAAACTTCGCATCATTTCTACTAACGTTAGCTACTCCAACAACTGTTTGGTTTATACCACCCCCTCTTAATCCTATACCTCCTAAAAGAATAGAGTTTGTAGAGCCAGCGGTCATTTCGTTGTCTTCACCACCTATAATACCTGAATCACTAGAATTAACATCTATGTTGTTTTTCTGCCCACCTACTATGGTACTGTTTGTTCCATTTGCAGTATTCTGTAAACCTCCAAACACCGAACTAGCTGTACCAGCCGCAGTACTTATACCTGTTCCAATTCCACCCATAACAATACTTCCGTCTCCAGAGGCAACATTACCTTTACCTGAAGCAAAAGAGAGACCTCCGCTAGCAGTAGTATTATCACCGCATGCGAATGAATTACTTCCTGACGCTACAGTAACAGAGCCAAGAGCAGTACTTGATACTCCGGAAGCTAAATTCCCAACACCAGCGGTGAAAGAATTATTATTTGTTGCTTTTGTGTTATTTCCAAGAGCAACAGAATTACCTCCATCTGCTTCACATCCGAAACCTATAGCAATATCTCCACTAATATTTCCAGAGTTTTCTCCAGCTTTTGCATTAGAACCAAACGCAAACGAATTACTTCCATATGCAATACCACCTGGAGCACCAACATCATTACCACCACCAGCGAAAGAATTGGTTCCGGAAGCTATTGACCCATATCCTATAGCCATGGAATTCTCTCCACT